CAGTGCGGCTCGTCGATTTTTCCTTGGTTGCCAGCAGCGTAGAGAATTTGATTGCAACCAGTTCCCTCGACCGATTTCTTGAGGATGTCCTTAAACCACGAGGGGCGGTTGGCGATCAGGTTCTTGGTCACCTCGTCCATGGGACGCTTGGCTACCTGCGCGGCGGATATATCAAACTCGGTCACACCCAGAAGCTGCCGAAACGTATCGAACGGCGTGGGCTGCCCAGCCATCAGTATCTGCACCGACAGTGGGTTGTCTTTGTCTTTGACGTGCAACGTGTCAGGGGCCCGCAGGACTCTAGCTGCATCGGCGGTCACCGATGGGTCAGCCTTGAAATCTTTCATCGCGCACATGGCTTTAAACTTCTCAGCCACGGCTTTCCACGGCAGGCGCGCCACGGGTTCGGTCAACGGCCAATACACATGTATACCGCGCCCAGAGTTAACCACCGTGGGCTTCGGCAGATTCATTTCTTTTACGAACGTCTTCAGTGCAGTCAGCGCGTCCGCTTGTGTTTCGTATTTCTTGCCTTCTGGATCGACACCGCAGTCCAGATCAACATAAAAGCAACGTAGATGTTTTACATTGTCCGCCGTGCGGCTGCTGTCGGTATTGAACGATGCGAGTGCGAAGTATGCGTTGACGTATGTGTCGCGCAATGTGTCCAGCCGCTCGTTAAGGTCTTCCACAGATTCATGAAACGTCTGCCGTGTCTTCCCCTCGTCGATCGCAACCGCAACGTACACCCCATCAGGCGGCAGTATGCTCTGCAGGAAGTTGAGTCTGGTTATCATTGGGCGGGCTTTCTTCGGCAATCATGCTGCGGAGCTTCTCAATAAGGGAGGTTACTTTAGCGAGGTTCTGGTGCTTTGGCACCCTCTGTCCATAAAACCATGAATAGACAGTCATTCTTGTGACACCCAGATACTCCGCCACATCTGCCACGCCGTAATCTTTTGCAACGCACAACTTGGCAAGTTCAACACCCGGACTTTTCTCGGGTGCCGCCATGATCATCTCAACCGCCTCGTCGTAGTAGTTGCGCTTCATGTAACGATCGCGCTTCATAAATCCTCCAGAAAAAATAGGGTGGGGTCTCCCCCACCCTTGATGCAATACAACCCGCTGATTAGTCGTCCCACTCATTGATCAGGTTGCTGAGGTCTTTCTTCTCGGCAGGCAGCGCATCAGATTTGCTTTCGCGCTTGGTCGGCTCCGCTTCTACCTTCTCCGCTTTCTTCTCGGCCTTGAGCTCAGGCTTCTTCTCTTGCGGTTTGTTCTCGATCTGAGCCACACCATCCTGCTTAGCCACGGTAAACGTGACTGCCTGCTTGGCGGCGGGGGTCTGGCCTTGCTTCTGGCTCAGGTTGAACTCGTCCTCGGTCAGCGGGCGCACGGCCTTGAACGTCAGCTTCGGGGTCTCCGCGCTGGTATCGAACCGCAGCTCCGTCACCACAGCAGTGATCGGCACGTTGAAGCCCGCGAGGAAAGACGCGTAGGCATTGAGCGGCAGCTTGCCGTTGTCACCCTTGCCAAAGATCGAGGTCGCCGGGAGCGCCAACTGGAACACATCACCTGCCAGATCGTTCTCCAGAACCACAGCCAGACGACGCTGGAATCGGCAGGCACGGCTATCACCCTGACCGGAACCTTTGATGTTCATCGGGCAGTCAGCGCAGTTGCTGTGCTGCGGAGCGAACACGTCCTTATCGGGGGTGGTGCCATCGCCTGACCAGCAGGTCGGAGCTGCGGCTTTCTCAGCATCCGGGTCATAGGAACCCGCGTAGTAGGAGCGGGACACTTTCGGTGCTGCATTGACGACAACTACGTTCATGGAGCGATCTTCATTGATGGCGATTTCCTTGCCACCAGAGATCATACGGAACACACCGCCACGAATCGAAATGCGCTTGCTGGTGTTGCCGCTGACGAGACTCTTGGTAACGTCATCCAGCTCGCGGTTTTTCAAATACGCCGGAAGGTTTCCCCCTTGGAACAACGAGACATCAGTAGTCATGCTATTTCTCCTTGGTTGTACTACTTACGGGTTGATACTGCTTTAATCACATGCGGTGGTGTGTGCATCAAGTCCACAAACACATCATCTTCGGGCGGTCGCGCACGCTGCGGGGTACTGACTACCAAAAAACGCATCGCGGGGTTTGGGTAATCTCTGGTCCCTTTGTCCCGCAGATATGCAAAAGCCTGCTGCGCTGCCCCCGTGGGTGAGGTGTCCCAGAACACACACTCCCACAGCACCACGTATTTTTTACGCTCCACAAAACCTCCTATTTGCCGCGTCGAACAGTAATTTCGTAGCTGCTATCCGCGTTCAACCCGGGTGGGCGAAGCTCTGGATGGTCAGCCAAGAAGGCTTTCATATTGCCTTGGTGTACACGACGCTCAAGCAAATCCAACGCGTCGTTTTCTTTCATGAAGTGGTGCAACGCCGCCCAATCAGAAGTCCAATACCGAGTAGCCACACGGCGTGATGCAGTGCCGAACTGAGTTTTGAGACTATCGACATTGAGTTCCTTGCAATGACTCAAGAGCGCTTTCTTGACCTCTTCTTGTTGCTCCTTCAACTTGCCATCATCATCCTCGTATTTCTTTGACAGTTCCTCCCTAGCGTCTCGGATTTTGAGATAGACCCGAACGAGTTTGTCGATCGGGATTTTTGGTGCCTCTTCAGGATTCGATGTGATCATCTTTCATTTCCTCTCTGTACAAATCAACTAGTTTCTCGTGTACATCCACCTTGCCGCTTAACATCTTGTACATCCTGCGTTCCACCGGGCTGCCCTGCAAATGCACGATGGTTACATTGTTCTTCTGGCCAGCGCGATGAACCCGTGCGTTGGCTTGCAGGTATGTTTCAACACTCATCACCGGCGACCAATAGACCACAGTATCCGCTGCATGAAGGGTTACCCCATGCGACGCCGCCTGCGGCTGAATCACCAGAATGCGTGGGTCAGACTCAGTTTGAAACTTGCTAAATATTTCGGTTCGTTTCCCCGGTGCTACGCTGCCATCAATCACGTCCAGCGTGTATCCGCTCTTTTTAAGCTCTGCGGCTATGGCGTATATGCTGTGACGGAACGGGGCAAATACTAAGACCTTATGGCTTGACTCGTCAATCACCTCCTTCAGAACATTCATCCTGTCTTTGCAATCAAAGTCCACCACCTCGTCTGCATCCGAGTAAACCGCACCCGCCGAAATCTGGAGTAGTTTGGTCAACTTTGCTGCGGCGTTGACTGCACTGATCTCTTCTCCGGCAGCCTCTACCAACATCTGGGTACGCATGATGTCGTAGTACTTCTGCTGCTGTTTGGACAGTGGTACATCCCGCATGACGTACACCATATCCGGCAGGTCCAGACACTGATCTTTGGTGAACCGAATGGCGGGCTGCAGCACCTTGTAGACCGTATCAACCGCGCTAGGCTTGGGTGCCCATTTGAACTGCGTGATCTTGTTCATCACCATGTCGCGGAACGAACCAAAGAACTTGGGTACCCCGCTGGGGTTGACCAACCTAGCCAACCCATACGCATCCTCCGGCGATTGAGAAGCCGGAGTGCCGGTCAACATCCACAACCACGTATCTGGCTTGACTAGCTTGTTGAACGTTTTCCATCGCGTCGTTGATACCGTCTTGTACGCGTTGCAGTTGTGGACTAGCCAGTGATCCCCAACAAAATAGTTAGGTGTTCCTTCAACTTCGAGGTTGTAGACAGCCTCACCGTCTGGGCATTCGATATACGAAACACTGACCACCCAAGCTCCGCCAGCTTCGCTTCCTTTTTGCGATCCTGCGCTTGCCGCGCTGCTGCCGTATGACTGCCCCCGTCCACTTCTAGCCCTATCTTGAGTTGTGGCCATGCGAAGTCGAGCTTGTAGTTCGTAGGAAAGCCTTGCTGCCTCCGGCCCAACGCTACCGGGTAGTTCCATACCCACCCCGCAGGCAAAACCCCGGAAATCAGTTGCTCCGTTTTCGTCATCCCAGTGCCGTTCCCGCCCCGTACCGGGGGTTTGTGCCCTTTGGCTTTCGCTACCACCGACAGCTTTGTGCGGTGCTCCGCTGTTTTCGGTCCCGACGGTCTCCCCCGTTGCTCTGGTCGCAAGTTGCAAAAGACGCTCTTGTTGGGATTCGCTAAGTGCCACTTCTTCCGTGCGCAGGATTTTGAGCAGGTCAATCCAAGGGGTCGGTTGTTCGCCATACCCCACAGCACCCGGGAACGCTCGCGGTGAAATTCCTGCCCGCAGACATGACAGCTCAACACCAGAGACGAGCCTTCTTCCCGTAAGATTTTTGGCGCACACCCATCCTGAGTCGGTAAAGAAGGGGTGCTCTGGAGTGCATCGGATTGTTTTACCGTTACCAAGGTTAACCTCTACAAGCTGAGTGGTTGTATTACGTACAAGTTTGTTTATACGCATTACTCCATCAGAAGTCAACACCTTGTCCCCGGCTTTGAGTTGTTCGATTGGGCGTCGTCCCTGCGGAGTAGCTACCAATACGCCAGCAACAAAACATTCATCAACAACAACAAGATCGAACCGACCATCTGCCATGATCTCTTCTTTTACGATCTCGACACCATCGTAGTTCATGATCACGAAGTCAGTGTCTTCCCTGATCAATTCCTTGCGGCGCTTGGCGTTCCGATGATGGGCTAGTGTGACCGAGCGGTGCATGGCGAACCTGAACAAGTCTTGCTGCCACGCAGAACCCATGATCGACAGTGGGCACAGCACTAGCACCCTGCGGATGAATCCCATCGTCATCAGGTAGTCCGCTGCCCATATCACGCTTGCCGTCTTGCCAGTGCCCTGCTCGTTAAAGCAGAACGCCCTCCGGTTCAGCGTAAGGAACTCAGCGGTAATCTTCTGGTGGTGGAACGGCTTGTAGAGCCCCGGCCATTCGTAGTTCTTGCTGATGGGAGATGGTATGTTCTTCACCCCTAAGTTCTTCAGCACCTGCGCTTCTTCCAGCCCCCACCGCACCAGTACCTGATGGTCATCGACCATGTGGCTCTTTGGGATCACGTTGGTGATCCGCTTCGGGTCTCGCACTTTCAACAGCAGTGCTTTGTTTTCTATGATCTGCATCGTTTCTCCAAAACGCGAACAGGGCGAAGTGCTCGTTTGCACTCACCCATGGCTGTATTCTATCCCCGTCTTTCCGGGGTGCCAACCACATCAGTTGTGTGAGAAAGGATCAAGTACACAACCTGTAGTTGCCGGTGTTTTAGGCCACCCCCGGCTGGGCCCCCAAGACTTTACTTCGGTGCGTTGCGCTTCACCGTGTGATCGCTGTTCCGGCTGAAGCTGCGGTTCTTGCTTGGCGACCGCAGGCGTAGATTCGACGGCGCACTCGTGCCACCCTTGCTCAGCGGCACCTTGTGGTCGATGTCCTTGCCCTTGCGATCGACACCCTTTTTGTCCATATCACGCCTAGCACGCTGGCGCTCCATGCGATTCTCGTGCTCGCCTCTGGCACGTTGTTGCTTGTATTCTTTTTTGTAAGGGCGGGGTTTGTTTACATAAGGCATAGCAGCCTCCTAAAGCGCGTCGATTTCGTTTCTGATGTCCATAGTGTTGCGCCGGATCGCCTCCAAAACTAGCGCGTCCACACGCCACCGGTCCTTCTCAATAATCTCCCACACCCGCTTCTCAATCAGTTCATCCAACGCCAGCGCTGCGTTGGCGGCTTCTCTTTCTTCCTGTGTCATCGCTTCTCCTATTTGTTTTTGCCGTTGTGTGGGCAGCTCATCACCGGGCACCATGCTTTGCATGTGAAGTTTGGCTTGGCATTCCACACCGCGTTCTCAAAGGCTGCCTCCAACCGTTGCGTCTCGGGCAGCCACTTTCCCCACATCATCATTTCGTTTTCTTTGTTGTAGTCCGCTTTGATGAAGTTGTTATGCACTACGAACAACAGCCCCGCCTTCACTGACTGCACTTCTGGGAAGTGCTTGAAGATCGCCAGCGTCAGCACCTCCAGTTGCTTCATGTCCGCGTACTTGTCCTTACCAGTCTTGTAGTCCAACACCCGTGCAGTATCGCCGTCGATCACCAACAGGTCAGCGATGCCACGCCACCACACACCTTTATCAAAGAACCCGCATGGGTCGAGGCTACTGGTGAGCCCCATCTTGTACTCGCAGTACTTCTCACCGGGCAGCGCCTTGAGCTTCTCCAGCACCGGTTGCATAAACGCGAAGTGTTCTGGCAGTGGGGTGTCGCTCTTGATGTAGTCTTCGGCAGCCTTGTGCAGCTCCAGACCATAGCGCATCTGCTCGGACTCGGGCTCCTTGATGTCCTTCACCACCCGCAGGTGGTAGTACTTCTTCGGGCACTGTTGAAACAGCGACAGACTGCTGTAGGACCAGACGATGCTCATTGGGTATAGCTTTTCCTCGTGGCTTCTCGTTTTACCGCAGAGCGCAATGCCCCGGCTTCTTTTTCTATCAGTTCCGCCAGTATATCAGCAGCGATCTGCCGTTTTTACAGAACCGCTTCATCCAACAGCCGCAGTTTGGTTTTAAGGCTGAGCCATACTTCTGAGTAGTCTCGATCCATCAGCAGTCCTTTAGAGTCTGTCCAAATCCACCCTCCGCTGCCAGCGGCAGGTCAGGTGCCCACACCGGCGGCACACACAGTTGCTCGATCGCGTAGTCCGTTGCCGCCTGCCCCTTGGATTCAGGTGCCAAGAAGTATTCCGCATCATGGACCGTCAGGGCTACGGGGTATTGTTTGCGGGTCCTGAGCATACCATCCCCCATCTGGCACCGTGCAAGGGCTTGGATAACACCTTGGAATATCTTGGCTCCGTGGGTGTACTCCAACCCTTTGCGGGTCTTGTAGGCCCATGCTGTGCCGCCGGTCTCGGTGATAGTCTTGGTCAACCCCGGGAATTGCATATACAGCCCAGACGGCAGCAGGATGCCGTCGCTCCCATGCACCTTGATCACCCCGTCCGGACCGTAGTCCATATACTGACCCCTCAGCATGGCCTCCAGCACGCGCTTGCCGCCGTGCCAAGCATCCACCACCCCTGAGTAGGTTGCTCGATACAGCTCCACGATCCGGGTGGCTTCTTCCAGCCCGATGTCCTTGCCAGACCCAGTCTTGATGGCTTCCTGCAGCTTCTTGGCCCCGACGCCGTAAATCAATGAGAGCTGAGATGTTTTGCCGATGAAGCGCTGGTCTGCCGTCACGGCTGCGTAGTCCACCCCGAAGACCATGGAGGCGAAGTCACGGTACAGGTCCTTGCCCGCTTTCAGCTCCTCCAGCTTGTTCTTCATACCGCCAAACCACAAGCCGATACGCAGCTCGATGTTGGACAGGTCCACCCCGACGATTACCTTGCCAGCCGGGGCTCGGATGGCAGCCTTGAGGGGGGATTTGCGGGGCAGGTTCTGCATGTTGATACCGCCGCCCTCGCCGGACCACCGCTTGGTTTTTGCACCGCAATACTTGATGGGTACCGGCAGCTTGCCGCGTCTGGAGATACCGATAAATCGCTCCGTACGGGTCTCCTCCAGCGTGGACTTGGTTCCTATCCGTGCCGCAACAATAGCGTCAACGATCGCCTGCATGGGGCTATCTTCCGGCAGGGTGCTGGGCAGGTTTTTGAACGCCTCATCAGTCTTGGCAAACGCGTAGGTTTGCTTGCCTGTGGCCTTGCTGATCTTGGTCGGCGGCTCGACCCCCAACTCTCGTAGCTTTTCAGCCAGCTGGTTGTTGGACATGAGGACGGTCTGGTCTATGCCGCAGTCGTCCAGCAGCTTCTGTTTCTTGGCCCTCACGTCGGCAAGATGCTGCTCCAGCAGCTCGGTGTCCAGCACGAATACCGGCTCCGTAAACATCCGCAGAGTCATGTCCACCAGCTTCAGCTCAGGGGTGGGGAACCCCTTGGCCAACATCAGTTGAAACAGTTGATAGCAAAGCTCTACGTCATTGATGCAGTACTCGGCGTACGCTTGCAGTTCTTGGGCCGTGAAGTCCAGCCTGCGTTTACCTAGCGCTTTGACGACTTCGGTGCCTTTCTCCCCAAGCTCATACTTCTGTGCAAGAGCAGAAAGAGACACACTGCCTGCACCGTCGCCCACAGCATTGCCCATAGACATAGTATCAGCGAGAGCGCGGGGTCTAACACCAAAACGCCAGTTGAGAATAGCAGCATCAAAGGCACAGTTGTGAGCCAGAACCATGCTACCAGCCCAATCAAACTGGGCCAGAAAAGTTGCGGTCTCATCGTGAGTGCCACTGAACCACTGGGTTTCTCCGGCATCGACTTTGACCGCGACACCAATGACCTCGAAGCGGTCGTCACGTATGTACTCCTCTGTTGTAATCTTCGATAGGGAAAACTCTTTGCTGTAGTACGTCTCAAAATCTATCGTGATCAGTTTAATACCCATCGTTCAGTTCCCTCAGTCGCCTTTCCTCCCGCAGCTCCTCCAGACGCGCACGGGCTGATTTGAGTCGTTGCTGCTGTTCTTGGTGTTTGAGCTCCGGTGCGGGGTTGGTGCCCGGTGCGAACTTCTGCACTGGTTTTTGCCGGTAGGTCTCTGGTCTGGTGCGAACAACTTGGCGTTGCATGGCGCGATCCACAACCACCTCCTTAGTTGAAAACCGCTCCTTGCATACCTCACACTCACGTCGTCTGAACACCCCACGCCGGTCTACCACACGGGTCTTTCCACCGCAGGTGCAGTTCATTTTTTCTTCACGAGCTTGACGGCTGGTTGCTTTTCAACCTCCAGCCGATATTGCCGAATGGTCTCTGCAACGTCGGTCATCACCGCCCGGGTTGGGGTGAACTTGCACTTGTGGTCCAAAATGTACTTGTTCCTGCTGCGCAGGTAGGCAATCGCCGCTTCCAGCTTCGTGTTTGTCGTGTTCATAACTATCTCCTATTGAAAACGCACATTACGCGAAATCTATGGTTTGTGCTTTTAACCATACCAATAACCGCTTCCAATCTCCACTGATCTTTTCTGTACATTGGCAGCACTTGGTCTAACCACACCACATGGGTGCCCGACGCAGCTTTGTTACCAAGCGCACGCATAACAGCATTGCGCCGGACCATAGTGGTTTTGTAGTGCTCACAATCCTCAACGCTATACGGGGGGTCGGCCAAAATTAAATCAAACTCAGAGACCGGCACATGCTCTAATGACTGAGCGTCGTCAACATAGTCCGGGGCGTGAGCTTCGTTAATGTCTACTGTCTTGCCCGGAAATACCTCAGTGTCCACCTTGCCAGAAAACAAGTGAAGTACATTCTGTTTATCTGGAAACAGTGCCTTTACCCGTTTGAGATATCCCGCCGGATATCCCCCGTAGTAACTTGACTTCACGCGGTAGTCGTTACCCATAATCCACGTGCCAACTACTCTCCCATCGGCTGCTTCGAATATACTTCTTGGGAACCCTGTAGCCCTCTCATAATTTTTTATTCGATCAGCCCAATTCATAACCATGCCTCCGGAATGTCATTTAGATTTTTTGGTTTTTGCTTTCTTGGCAGCGGCGCGTTTGCGCTTGTCTGTCCAGTAGCTGCTTCGTTTGGTGTAGCCTCGGGTCGGTTGCTTGTTTTTGCTTCCCACCGGTCGTCCGCGCTTTTTAGGCTGGTCGGAAACGG